TTGTAATCGGAGCAATATAATTTTATGGTGTGGCAATTATTAGCGAAGCCCTTACTAGGTGTGGCCACAGACGCCGTGAGGGGTTTCGTAGAGACTAAGAAATTAAAAGGCGAAGTTAAGATCGCACAAATTAAAGCAGAAAAAAAGAAACAAGAAGATTTAGCTGCCGGAAAAATTAAGTGGGAGGCAGCAGCTGTAGATCAAATGAAAGGCTCGTGGAAAGATGAGCTAATTTTAATTTGTTTACTTGCTCCAGCGATTGCAGTCTTTGTGCCTGGATGGACACCACACATTAAAGCTGGGTTTGAGGCACTGCACTCACTTCCGGACTATTATAAACATTTGTTATATTTAGCCTGCTCAGTTTCTTTCGGCGTGAAGGCAGGACCAGCAGCCATGAATTTATTTAAGAGGGGGAAGTAATGACTAAAAGAAAACTAACAGATTTAAGTGGTGATGGTAAAGTAACTCGTAAAGATGTTTTAATTGGAAGAGGAGTTATCAAAGCTAAAAAAGGCGGAGCGGTTAAAACAAAAAAGAAATCTACTGTAAACAAAGCTGGGAACTATACCAAACCTGGACTACGTAAAAAAATATTTAATCGTATAAAATCACAAGCTTCACATGGGACTGCCGCAGGACAATGGTCAGCAAGAAAAGCCCAGGCAATGGCCAAGGCTTATAAAAAAGCTGGTGGTGGTTATAAATCATAATGGCTTTAGCGAAGTCACAAAAAAGTTTAAAGGATTGGGGTAAACAAAAATGGAGAACAAAGTCTGGAAAAAAATCAAGTGTTACTGGCGAGCGTTATTTGCCAAGTGCAGCAATAAAAAACTTATCTTCAAAGGAGTATGCTGCCACTACAAAAGCTAAAAGAAAAGCTAAGAAAAAAGGAAAACAATTTTCTAAACAACCTAAGAGCATAGCAAAGAAAACAAGGCGTTTTAGGTAATGCCATTTAGATCTGCAAAGCAAAGAGCATACTTGTATGCAAATGAACCTAAAGTAGCAAAACAATTTGCGAAAGAGCACGGTAATAAAATTATTAAAAAAAGGAAAGGCGGTTTTGTTAAAGTCAAACCACGTGGGTTTGGTAGAATGTTGGCAAATAAAAGACCAGTAACAAAGGTGTATGTATGAACATGGAAAGACTATTGCAATCCGTTAAGGATCATGAAGGATATCGTAACAAGGTATATCTCGATACCCTAAACAAAAGAACAGTGGGCGTAGGCCACCTGTGTGTAGAAGATTTTTGGGAAGATGATAAAGAATACGAAGAGAAGTTTCTTATGGATATACTTGAAGCAGATTTACAAAATGCAATTAAAGGATCTAAAGAACTTATGGAAGAGCATGAGTGTTCTGACATAGATGATTTGGCTAAAGAAATTATAGTAGAAATGATTTTTCAATTAGGCAAGACAGGTGTATCTAAATTTCGCAACATGTGGAAAGCATTATCAGAACTCAATTATGTAGGGGCGAGTTTCGAAATGCTCGACTCACGTTGGGCAAAACAAACTCCTAACAGAGCTAATGGCATGGCAAATCTTATGAAGGGAATAGGTTAGTGGATATCATAAAAATAATTGACTATACAAAAAAAATAATAAAAACTAGACAAGAACAAGTTAATGACGTTATAAGCAAGGGTGTAAAAGATTTTGAAGAATATAAATATCTTCTTGGGAAATTACACGGATATAACGACATAACACAGGAACTCACGGACCTGCTAAAAAAACAGGAGCACTATGACGAAGACGACTTTAATTAAACCTAGACCCGCTAATATAATAGATATTAACGAAAAACCCTACAAAACAAAAAAAGAAGTAGAAAAAGTTCCAGAACCTACGGGTTTTAGAATTGTTTTATTTCCTTTACTCCTACAAAAAAAGACTAAAGCTGGATTACATTTAACAGATGAGACTGTAGCGGAAGCTCAGATATCTACAAATGTTTGTAAAGTTTTAAGAGTAGGCCCAGATTGCTACAAAGACAAAGATAGATTTCCAAATGGCGCTTGGTGTAAAGAAGAAGACTGGGTACTTATTACTAAATATGCGGGATCAAGAATCCGTATCGATGGTGGTGAGCTTAGAATAGTGAATGATGATGAAATACTGGCGGTCATTGATCATCCAAAAGATATACTGCCAGCGAGTTTATTTTAGGAGAATAGTATGGCTGAAGAAAAATTAATACCATTAGATACTTCTGGAAACGACGTTGAAATTACATTGAAAGAAGAAGATAGCAAAGAAGATATAGCTGTTGAGGAAAGTAATATTAGGGAAGTTCCAAAAGAAGAAACACAAATTGAAGTTCAGGAAGAAAAGCCTGAAGAAACAAAAGAAAATAAAGACGAACTAGAAGAGTATAGTGCTACTGTTAAAAAACGTATTGATAAACTTACTCGCAAAATGCGTGAAGCAGAACGTAAAGAACAGGCAGCCATAGAGTATGCTAAAAGAGTTCACGAAGAAAATCAAAAATTAAATACAAGATTTACTAATAGTAATAGTGCTTACGTAGATGATATTACAGCACGAGTTACTTCTCAAATTGAATCTGCAAAATCTAATTTAAAAAATGCTATAACAAACGGAGATGTTGATTCTCAAGTGCATTATCAAAGAGAGATAGCTGCTTTAACTCAAGAAGAAGATAGAGTTAAAAGAGAGAAAATAAAATTAGAAAAAAATAAAGAGGTCAAAGAGACGCCTGTTAACACAGCCCCTTCTCCAAGACCCGCTCCTAAACCAGATCCTAAAGCTGTTAAGTGGGCTGAAGATAATCCTTGGTTCGGTGAAGATCAAGTAATGACTTATGCAGCTTATGGCTTGCATCAACAATTAACTGATCAAGAAGGATTTGATCCTTCATCTGAGGAGTATTATGAAGAAATAGACAAAAGAATTAAAAAAGAGTTTCCCAATCGCTTTAAAGATAGTAAAGTAGAGGAAAATAGTAGTAATGGAAAACCCGTCCAAGCCGTTGCTTCTGCAAATCGATCGACTAAAACTGGACGCAAAGTTGTGAGACTCACACCCTCACAGGTTGCAATAGCAAAGAAACTTGGTGTGCCACTTGAAGAGTACGCAAAACACGTGAAGGAGGCGTAAATGACTGATTCAAATAAAAAAACAACTTCACGCAAAAACGAAACCCGTGAAGTAAACGCTCGTAAAAGAGGTTGGGTTCCACCTTCTAACTTAGAAGCCCCTGAACCGCCCGAAGGTTATCACCATAGGTGGGTAAGGTTTGAATTTAGAGGAATGACAGACGATAAGAATGTCACTTCTAGAATCAGATCAGGTTATGAACCTGTGAGAGCAGATGAATATCCTGATAGACTAGACCTACCGGTATTATCCGATGGTAAGTTCAAAGGCATTATAGCAGTTGGTGGATTAATGTTAATGCGTTGCCCGATTGAGGTTAAAGAAGATAGAGATGAATATTTCGCTAATTTAACTAACGATCAACAGCAATCCGTTGACAACGATCTTATGAAGGAAGAGCACCCTTCCATGCCTATTTCGAAAGAAAGGCAATCTCGGGTTACATTTGGCGGTGGTAGTAAAAAATCTTGATGGTCAAGATCTATAGTACCACTAAAAGTCTAAAGGAGACAAAAAATGGCTAATATAGATGCAGCATTCGGTCTTCGTCCTTACGAAAGATCCGGATCAAACTATAATAACCAAGGCGTTAATGCGTATCCTATTAACTTTGAAGGCTCAAGCAGTGGAACAACAAGTTTAATTTGGACTGGAACTCCAGTCATCCCTCTAGCTAGCGGTTTAATAGATGTACCAGGAAACGCTAATGGCGGTACCGTACCTTTGTTAGGTGTTTTCATGGGTTGTAAATACATTGCAACTGATGGAACTCCAACATGGGCACCATACTGGCCTGGTTATGCGGCAATCAAGCCGTCAACTGAAGCTATAGCATATGTGGCAGATAACCCTCATGCATTATTCGTTATTAATTGTAACGGAGCAATGCCTGATTCAAATCTGTTTATTAATGCTAACTTCGCAACAGCAATTACTGGAACTAATACTTCTGGTTACTCTTTAGGAGAACTAGATGTAGGAACAGTAAACACTACAGCTTCATTAAATTTAAAAGTTGTAGGATTTGATGACGAAGCTTCAGTAGCAGAAGGCGCTGTAGATAAAACTGCAGCAGGTCGATTAGCGATCGTAAAACTTAACGTTCATTATATGGACTCAACATCAGGAATATAGGAGATTAGGATATGGCTATTAATAGAGCACAGCTTGCCAAAGAACTAGAACCTGGTTTGAACGCCCTGTTCGGTTTGGAGTACGCACGCTACGAAAACGAAGCAGCTCAAATTTTTGAGCAAGAAACAAGTGATAGAGCTTTTGAAGAAGAAGTTATGTTAGTTGGATTCGGACAAGCAAATGTAAAAGCAGAAGGATCAGCAGTTGGTTTCGATACCGCTTCTGAATCTTTTACTGCTAGATACACTCATGACACAATCGCTTTAGCGTTTGCATTAACTGAGGAAGCTGTCGAAGATAACTTGTATGATACTTTATCTGCTCGTTACACAAAAGCCCTAGCAAGATCTATGGCTTATACGAAACAAGTAAGAGGCGCTAACGTATTAAATAATGCGTTTGCAGTCACTGGTGGAGACGGAGTTACATTAGCTAACACTGCTCACCCAACAGCACTTGGTGGTACCTTCTCAAATAGAAGTGCTACTGATGCTGACCTTACTGATGTTTCATTAGAACAAGCGATGATTGACATTGCTGGTTTTATCGACGAAAGAGGGCTAAAAATTGCAATGAAAGGACAGAAATTAATTATTCCTGTTAACATTCAATTTGTAGCTGATAGGATCTTAGAGTCCACACTCAGAGTTGGTACTGCTGACAATGACATTAACGCTCTGAAAAATATGGGAATGCTACCAGGTGGTTACACAGTTAACCATTATCTAACAGATACGGATGCATATTTCATTAAAACAGATTGTCCTAATGGATTTAAACACTTCACAAGAGCTGCCCTTGCTACTGGCATGGAAGGCGATTTTGATACAGGAAACATGAGATACAAAGCAAGAGAGAGATACAGCTTTGGTTACTCAGATCCTAGAGCTGTTTACGCATCACAAGGTTCGTAAAAAATACTGGATCCTCCCAGATCAAAGAAGGCGCTTGTAAGAGCGCCTTTTTTGTTTTAAGATACAATTTACTCAAGACTTAACAGACAACTACAAGGAGGTTGACATGGGTACAACTACATTTTCTGGTCCTATAAAGGCTGGAACAATTAAAGAAACTACAGGTACTACGGTCGGTACTGATATGAAAAATACTGGTCAGGTTGTAATGGCACAAACGCATGCTATTGATTTATCTGGCGGTGCACTTGCGGCAGTCGCATCTAATGTAATAATACCAGCAAATTCACAAATTATTGATTGTGTTTTTGACATTATTACAGCAGCAAACACTACTACTAACATTAGTGTTGGTTTTGTTGGTGGCGCAGCTACTGCACTTGTAAATGCTTATACAATCGGAACAACTGCAGGCAGACAATACCCAACAACAAAAGCGGGTGGAGCACTTGCTTGGGAAGACATTGGAACTTCTGATCAAAGACTTAACTTTACTAACTCAGCTGGAACAAATGCTGGTGAATGTAGAGTTACTATTCTATATCAACAAAATATTAACTTAAGTTAGAGGTTAGCATGGGTATGATATACACAACTGAAGGAGTATCTACTTCAACTATTACTGCTACAGGTGATGTTACATCAGTTCCAGCTAGGGTATTATCTATGTATATTATAGGTGAAGCTACTGCAGGGTCTGTTGTTTTAAAAGACTCAAGTGGTGGCGCAACGTTAGCAACCATTAATACACCAGCAGGAGCAACACTGACTCAAAATATAGATTTTGGTTCTGAAGGTTTAAACTTTAAAGTAAAACCAAACGCTACACTAACAAATATTGCATCTGTATTTTTTGTAATAGGCTAGTATGGCTGACAACCAACCAAAGAAAAATAAAAAAAATTTCCGCCCCACTAAGTCTGGGGCGGGAATGACTAAAGCTGGGGTCAAGAAGTATAGAGCCATGAACCCTGGTTCTAAATTAAAAACTGCTGTAACAGGCAAAGTTAAAAAAGGATCTAAATCTGCGAAAAGAAGAAAATCATATTGTGCAAGAAGTGCAGGACAAATGAAACAATTTCCAAAAGCTGCTAAAGATCCTAATTCAAGATTACGTCAAGCAAGAAGAAGATGGAAATGTTAAATGAAAATATCAGATAACACAGCGATAAGCATGCCCATGAGAAATTTAATTGGCCTAATTATGGCCATAGGTATTGGGATCTTTGCCTATAGTGATTTGACTCAGAGGCTAACTCAACTTGAAACTGCAAGACAACTAATGGAAGCGGATTTGTTAAAAAAAGCTGAACAAACGCCCGTAAATCAGGAGCTCTACATGTTAATCGAGTTTCTATCTGGACAAAATGAGGTTATGGAAAAAGAAGTACAGTCTATTGAAAGTAATAATATAAATATAGAATTTATAAAAACCCAATTGGAAAAAATGCAAACAGACGTAGAACATTTAAAAGACAAAGTGAGGCAAAATGGAACCTACTAGCGTAATCGCAATTGTGTTTAGTTTATGCATGTTTGTTAATGAGTCGTTGGACGGCCATATGATGACAGATGGACTATCAAAATGCTTGAAAGCAAAACGTGAGGCCGAGAGAAATTTAGCAGAGGGAAGAGCAAATGTTATTCGTTATGAATGTGGTCAAGTCAAAGCAGAGCTTAGACCAGATGCAGAAGGTAACTTAAAGATATATAAAATAATAGAAGATAAATATTAATGGAACCAGTAACAATAGTGTACGTAATATTTGGTGCTCTTTGGATAGCAGGCGCTATAACGTATTTATAGATTATGGCTACAAAACTTCCAAGCAACGAATATTTTACACCAGTTAAAAAAAGAACGAGCATAGGTAATTCATCTCGTTCAAGACCAAAAAATAAACATAAGAGATTGAATTGGAAAAAATACAACCGACAAGGCAACAGATAATAGAAGACGTTAGACTTTGGTCTAAGAATTATTTAGAAGTATCTAATGTACATTTAGGAGGATTACCCGCTTGTCCTTTTGCCAGAAAAGCATGGACAGATGACAAAGTTTGGATTGCTGTTAAAACTAAACACAGCACTTATAAAAAAGAACTAAATGACTGTCTCAAGAATTATTAATATTTTGTGATCCTTATTATAGTTATTCTCCCGATGAATTGCATTTAGCAACAGAAGATTACAATGAATGGTACAATAGAAAAGACATCTATTTTATGAGTTTTCACCCTTCTAATCCAGCTACCATAGAGGAACAACAGTTTCTTGTTACTCCATCTGAGGAATTACTAGAAGAGGACACCTATCCTGAACATAAATATTCTATGATGCTGATACAAAAGTTCTCGCAATTACAGCAAGCTTCTGATAAATTGCATAAACAAGGTTATTATAGTCAATGGCCTAAAGGATATTATCGAGACGTCGTAGTATCTAGAGAAGAAAAATACAAAAAGATCAATGGAGGTCTATCATGATGGGTAAAAAGAAAACCGCTAAGATGAGAGGTGGAGGAAGAGTTAAAAAAATGGCTAAAGGTGGTAGCGCTATCAATCAACATAAAGCTATGGCAATGGGGATGATGGGTGGTGGCACTGTCAAAAAAACCGCTAAGATGAGAGGTGGAGGAAAAGTAGCTAAGATGAATATGGGTGGCCGTACAGGTGACATGATGTATTCAAGAGGTTACGGAGTTGATGAAAGAGGCAAGCGTATGCCTACTGAATTAATGACTGCACCTGGAATGAAAAAAGGTGGTAAAGTTAAAAAGAAAAAACAAGGTTACAAAGATCGTAAAGATGAATCTATTGCTATGCGAGTTAAAAAGAAAAGAAC